CCCCGCCTGATTTGTATTTAAATAATTCATCGTTTTACAAAAAAGGGGCGAGGTTTAACGCCCGCCCCCGTTTTAAAATATAGAACCCCTTTAACGAATATTATTGCACTACGGCAATTCCCGCGAAGTTATCGAAAGGAACCGAAGTAAAAGCCTCAAGGAAATCGGGTTGACCTGGCTCCTGAGCGTTAACGGTAATTTGGTAACCGTTAAGGTCGCCTTTCGCCTTTCCTGATTGATACGAACCCGTCGTTAAAAACGCGCCGTCGGTACGTCCTACACAAACGATTTGGTTATCGTACAATTCAACGAAAACAATTAGTTTCGCTTTGCTCATTTGCTCGAGTTCTTTTTTCTTATCGTTCGAAAGTTTGCCCAAAGTGAGCTCGACCGTTTGATCGTAGTATAAAGTCCCGTTTTCGAGGTTGGCGGTTGGAACTACTGTTACCGCTCCCGTATTTCGATTCGGCTGATATTGGAAAACATCAACGCTTCCCGCCGCACCTGGCAGGCCGTCGATAATTCCGTTGGCATCTAACGTAATTCCGCTGGCGAAAAATTCCCAATTCGCGAAAAATACGTTTTTAACGCCGCCGACCCCCTCGTTACAATCGAGCATAAAGCCCGCCGATAATAAACATGGCATATTATTATATTTTTTAAAGTTAGGGGGGGCGTTTAAACCCCCCGTTTAATTTTTTAGAACCACGTTCCGTAAGCGGCGATTTCGTCACCAATACCGAACTGAGCACCAGCAAAGAATTTCGCGCTAAAGCGAACGTTATCCTCAGCAAATTGGCCCATATCCACAACCTGAATATTATTCCAATCGCTCAGGACGTTTGTACCAAACCAAAGGTTAGATTTTTGAGCCATAACCATAGTATTATCGGGCATGCCTGGGCATATTGCCAACTGATAACCCAAATACGATTTTGGCATTTCAGGACCGCCATAAGTGTACCAACCGTTACCCGCCGCCGCGCTTACTTGCATAAATGCCTCCCAAACGTTTACGGCGATGTAAATAACAGGCTTTTCAATTGAACGCTTTACCGCCGTTGGACACTCAGCAACAAGCGCCGCAATTTTAGAAATTACGTTTGTTGAATCGATAGCTACGGGAGTGGCTACGAAATTAACGCCCGAACCACCAGCATCCATAAGCGTAAGGAGTCCGTCATATTGGCCCGCCGTAGCGTTTGCACCCGTCCAAAGGATTTGTTCGTTTTGGGCCGCGATTCCCTCGAGCATGTTAGCGATCAACGTCTCGCTCAATGCTGGCTCAAGTTCGCCGTTTTGAACGAAATTCGCGCCCCAATCCGCGAGGAACGTGTTTTTACAAAGGTTTCTTTGTACTTGGAATTTCTCAAGCGTTAAAATACGTTCGGTAATTGTCACCGTACCTAGCGGCGTAAAGTCGCACGTTGGAGCTTCAAAAGTGATATTATCTACGAGCTTTTTTACGACTTGCTTATAATCGATATTTTCTTTAACGGTTACGTGTTGCAAAGATTCATTTGCAAGGAACGCCGCCTTAATGTACTCACCCGCGTATTTACCCGCGTAGGTGGTTGTTAAATTTGCAGTAGTTGGCATTTTTTAAAATTTATTTAATTTTTTCGATATTGTTTATAATACGTTCGCGGAGCGTCATTTGGTTAAATGGCTTTTCCGCTTTTTGCTCGCCGAGAATTACGCGAGTTGGATTTTTTTCCTTAACCGATACGGTCGCGGGTTGCTTTTTTACGGCGGCCAATTCAGCTTTAACCGCTCCGAGATTTTCGGTAGCTTTTGCGGCCTGATTTTTCACAGTCGCGAGCTCAGTTTCCAAAGCCGTTTTTTCACCCTCAAGGGTCGAAACGCGTTCGCTCAGTTTGTTAATGGCGCTCAGCAAATCGTCCGAGCTCATTTCCTCCTCCATTTCAGGAAGGCCCATTTCGGCAATTTGTGACGCCTCATTAACGTCGATAAATTCACCGCTCTCGAGCTCATAACGGCCCGCGGTTGCTGGGACCATATTACCCTCGGCGTCCTTAGTGTAAACCTCGGCGCCAATGGCGAAACTTTCAGCACTTGTATAAATGGGAGTCCCATCCATTAATTTGCCTTCCGTTTCGAGCTTAACTTCCTCGAGCTTTATACCGTGAACGCTTGGGTCAATACCGAACTTTGAAAATATATTTTTCAAAGAATCTTTTAAATTGGTTTTTGACATGCGTTTAATGTTTTGCGTATGTAACGGAAAGGCCTGTTTATTTCCCCATTTATTATTTATCGCAAACGAAAAAAGGGCTCCACTTTTGGAACCCTTTTTTGCTTCACCCTTAAACACTTTGAACCGAAAACACAGCAAAAGCTGATATTTTAAAGCGAATTAAATAACTTTTCTATTTCCTGTAAGGCCAAAGCCTCAGGGCTAACGGCCCCCATATTTAAACCAACGTGATCAAAGTATCCCTCAATTGAGAACCCTTTTACTTTCCCCGCTTTGACGTTCGCCCATATTTCGGCGTTATCTACTTTCGAACCGATTAACCACGTTCCCACGGGGACGTCCATACCCAAATGAACGCTCTTATCGTTTTCCCCTTCCTTATACCATGACTCTACTACGGTAACGCCCTCAATAGGTTTCAAATGTTCAAAAGTATGAGCGTTTTGAAAACCGTTTTTCATAAAGGCGTGAGCGCAATTATAAATCGTTTCGCGGTCGAAAACGATATAATACTCCTCGCCCGTTTCTTTATCAATTCTCAAAATGGGCTTATCAGGAATAAGCGCGGGGCCGTATAACATACGCCTCTCGTTATCGAGCGCCTCGAGTTTTACTTCCTTTTTTAACGCGATCCAATTCGACTCAATAGCGGGAAATTCCACGAGCGAAATCGCCTCAACTCCGAGGCTACCCTCGGGCCCGATTACGCATTTAAATATTTTTTTTGAATCCATTTTTTTTATATATTTGTGGCGTTATTAGTTTTCTATGTTAAAATATGGGTGGGGCCTCCAAACGTGGGGGCCTTTCTTTTTATAGTCGCGCCAAGTCTTGAACTTTTGCGCGCGCCTCGAGTGAACTCGCCACGTCACCCGCGAGCACATAGGCGGGCGTCGGTTGCTGAGGTTGGTTCTGAATATTAAACGCCGCCAGCGGGTTAAAATCGGGGACGGTTCCACCCGTCGCCGCCACGCCTTGAGCGCTCAGGCTTGGGACGCTCGTATTATTTCCCCCACTTGGGGCGGGTGAACTGAATGTCGTCGCCTTAATCTTTGCCACGTTAGCAAGTCCCGCCGCCACGGCCGCCGCCGCCGCGATAAATGCACGCGGTACGCTCGTAGGGTCGCCAGGAATTAATTGGGACGCGTAAGCGCCCTGAGCGGCTTTATAGGTCTCAATACCCGTTTGTGCGATTTGGAGGGCTTTTTGGCGCTGAAATGTGGCCTTTTGGCTTTGCTGGCTTTTATCCGCGAACGCCTCGTTTAACGAAAGGAGGGTCGATACGGTATTTGTGGCGGCTTGGATACGAGCGTCGCTTAGTTGCTTCGCCTTATCCGCCTCGGCTTTGGCCGCGTCCTCGCGTTTTTTGGTTTCCTCATCCCGATACTTTTGGCGAATTTCCCCCTCTTTGGTTAGTAATTCGTTTTCGAGGTTGGCCGCGTCCGAACCCGCCGCCTTTAATATTTCGATTCGTTCAAAATAAGAGTCTCTAAGCGCCTGTAATTCGCGGTCCTTTGCCGATAACCCAGCTTGGAAATTTTGCTCCTCAAGCGCCTCAAGCTCGGCCGCCTCATTTATTGCATTTTGGCGAACTTGATTCGCGAGCGCCTTATCCTTTTCGGCTTGTTGGGCGAGCTCAAGGTCCGAATATTTTTTTAATACCCCAAGGCGCTCGGCTTCCTTTTCCTCGGCGATTTGGTTTATTAACTTTTGATTGTTTCCCGCCTGAGTTTTTAGCTTTTCATATTTTAAATCGAGTTGGCGGAGCTCCTTTTCCTCATCACTTAAACCCGCCTGAAAACGAGCCTCACGGGCGTCCTTAATTGCCTGAGTTACCTCGGCCTCGTTTTGCTTAATTTGTTGGGCGCGTTGCTGGGCCGCTTGCTTTGCTTTTTCGATACGGTCGGCCTCCGCCTTTTCGGCATCTTCTCGAGCTTTTGCCACCCCCGCCGCTTCATCCTCGGCCGCTTTTATATTAATTTCACCGTTGGCCGCAAGCGCTTTTGTTCGCGCGTCGACTTGCTCTTTGGTTAATAGAACTCCTTTTTTTTCGAGCTCGTTAACGCGATTAATTAAATTATCGTTTTCGGCGATTTCCTTTTTACGATAATCGTCGTTAATAGCCTTAACGTCCCCGCCTGTTTTCTGAGCATTTGCCACCGCCAAACGGCGCGCGTTATCGAGTTTTTTCTGATTCCCCTCGAGGTTCGCGATAGCTGAATCCACAGCATCAGCCGCCGCGACCGCCGTTAATCCGATAGCGTCCGTAAATCCTGTAATCGCGTCCTTGACAAATCCCACCACCTTACCAATCGCCTCGAAAGCAACCCCAACGCCAGGAATGACGTTCGCGAGTTTATCGAAATTTGTTACTATTAAGGCGATAATGCTACCTATTAAAAATATAGGGTTCGTTAATAATGCTTTTCCGAGATTTAAAACCGATTTTGTAAACGCCCCCGAGCCTTGCGTAGCGCCTGAAAAATTAAGGCCCTTAACGTTTTTTGCGAGCCCGTTAATACTGTCAGCGGCCCCCTCGAAATCGAGCGACCCGAGGCGGCTTTTGAGGTTTCTTAAATTATTTCCCGCACTTTCGAAAGCAGGCCCAGCGTTCGCCCCAATTTCCTCGTTAAAATCTTTTTGAGCGTCCTTTAATTGCTCGAGCCGCGTTTTTAGTTGCTGATATTCGGCCGAGGTTTTCGGGAGGTTGGTAGTTTGGAGCTCATTCGTGAGGTCCTTTATTTGCTGGCGGAAATTTTTAATCGGTTCCGTTGGAACGTTGGCCCCCAAATCATTCAAGCCTCCTTTTAATTCGTCGACGCTTTTAACACTAACCGCCGCGTCCTCAAAATCTAATGAACCTAAACCCTCTCTAAGTGTGTTTATATTATTCGATGTCGATTCGATAGCGTTCCCCGCGTTGGCGCCAATTTCCTTATTAAAATCTATTTGGCGATCCTTTAATTCGCTGAGCTCCTCGGAAAGTTTTTTATATTCATTTGTACCTTGTGCTATTTGCCCGCTCGTTAGTGTATTTTGAAGCTCGTTTATTTGCTCTTTAAGCGTTTTCGTTTGTTGCGTTGGAAGATTTTTACCAAACGACTCGAGGAGCGCTTTTAATTCCTCAGTTGATTGGCTAACTACTTTCGATGAGCCTCCGAGTTCTTTATATTGCAAAGCGAGCTCGGCCCATTCGCGCGAACTTGGATCAACTGAGGCCAATTGCTTTTTAAGGTCGCCCACTTGCTGGGCCCAACCCTGAGCCGACGCCCCCGCCTCGTTAATTGCGCCCGTGAGGTTGTCGATACTTTTGGTAGCGCCCGAATCGTCGACCGTTAAAATTACTTGCGCTTTTAAATTTTCCTCAGCCATTAAACCAATTTATTAGGATGTAAATAATGAAGCCCCACCAAACGGCAAACGAGCCCCACTTAAATAAACGGAAAAGCCAAAGGCGTTTACCCTTTAAAGCATAAGACGGCGTTTTTGATTTTACGCCCATTCTGAGGAGCTTGAGCGTTGGGGTTATTGTGTTGGCCTTCATTTAACGGATTTGTGTATAGTTAAGGCGTAAAAGTACGTTAACGCCCGTATAAGGATAGCCAGCGCCGCCCGAGGTCACTTTAAAACGGTGCTCGCTTGTATCGGTTGCGGTATCAATTGTAAACGTAAGCGTTAAGCCCGTGCCGCTATTCGCTGAGCTTATTGAAATAGGAGCCGACGCGGCCGTTACCCCCGCGATTTTTGACATATAAAACGAGCCCGTTTGGTAAATAAATAGCCCGTTAACGTCGCTCGCGTGTAGTAAATAATCCACAACCCACGTTGTCGAATCGGGAATAGATAAACGAGCCGCGACATCATTCGAGGGGAATAGCTCGAGCACCTGAGAAACCGCCGTATAATTTCGGGCGTTTGAAAATATAACCGTACCCGCTTGAGCCGCCCCGAAATCCCCCGAGGTCGTACGGTCCCCGCCTCCGAAATGGAACCCGAAAACGTTGGCGTAAGTATTACGGCCGAGAATCGTCGTCCCCTTATTTGCCCCCTCAAGTTTTAAGGTTGATCCAACGGCAAGCGTGGCGGCGTTGCCGTCCTCAATAGTTATTTTTTCGCCAGCCAAAACGCTAAATGATGTTTCAGGACTAACGATAGCGTTGGCCGTTGCGGCTAAAACGTTGGTCGGCCTGTTTACGGATGGGGTTCCAAGCATAATAGCCGCCGCCGCGCCTCCGCCTCCTGGGCCTCCTGGCGTATCGATACCCTCACCAAAAGCCAAACATCGGCCCCCGTCGACCTCGCTCCACGTATACCCGTAACGCTCGCAACATATTTGATTTGCGGGCTGAGGGTCACCGTTAAAATCCTCGAATGTTACTTCCTGAACTTGGCCCGCCGTCACGGTTACCGAAACGGGAACTAATGAGCAATCGGGAACGTCCTCGAGCACTTTTAAAAGGGTGAGTTTTGTCGATTCCTGAAGCCCGATTTTATAATCGGAAATTTCCAGAATTCGCCAATAGCTATCTTTTATCCAATAGCGATTGTTAAACCCAAACGAAAGAACGTCGCTAAAATCGAGCGCCAAATGAGCCTCCATTATTCGAGCCTGTGGCGAATAAATTCCATTTAAATACGGCCGCCAATATTCGTTGAATAGATTCCGAAAAGGTGGGGCGGTTATCGCATGCAAAGGCGTTTCGGGTGCAAAGTTTAAATCAAAGTCCGCGACGCTTGCATCGACGCTTGAATAATTATTAAAAATATTAATCGCCGTAGCCGCGACGTCCTGAGCGTAATCGTCGAAAAGTTGCACCGTTGCAATATCAGCAAGGAATAAAAAGCGAAGATTCGGGATAACGAACTCGCGGGCGGGGTTAATGAATTTCGGAATTACGATAGCGCTCCCGTCGATGTAAGTCGCTGGCGTGCTTTCGGCGGTGAGTTGGATTTTCAGGTCACCGTTAGCAAACTCGTTAGGCAAAGCGGTTGCGCTCGTTTGGTAGCCATTCAATATTTGAAACCGTCCGTAAACGCGCCCGTTATCTTGAAAAAACTTGCTGAATTGATCGCCGCCGCCCTTATAACTAAAATCGAAATTACGCTTTTGAAATTCAGTCGTTGGGCTGAGCGTCACGTCCTTGGAAATATCGAGCTTTTGCGTCCAATTTTCCGTTATTCCTGAATTTATATAATCCTTAATCGGTACTATTAAAACCTCGCGAGGTACGTCGCGGCTCGGAATCATTACGCCAGCGTGCATATTTAAAACGTCCCGAATAAAATCTATCTTTTTGATAATTGGCGCGTTGGCCGTAGCGTCGAAAGTATCCCCGTAAAGCCTGAAATAATCCACCAATTCCCAACCTGAGCCCGTTAACGGGTCGTTTGTCGCTGAGCCGATGAATAAAGGCGTGGCGGGAAAGCTCGAATGAGGTCGCATTTCATCCCCCGCCGCCATAAATAGCGGGTCCGTAGTAAATTGAATGGCTTGGATTACCCCGTTATTTTGGTCCGTTCCTGAAACCGCGATTTCCAAGTTAACGACGGTCGTGTAAGCGATAGCGCTCGTATATCTTCTAAACGTAATTCCCGCAGTATTTGCCCCAAAACTCGCCGTAGGTTGGACGTGAGCGAAAAATCGAAAAGTATAAAACCCGTCATTCGGCGCCACGAAACCCAAAGCGCCATAATTACCCCCGTTATCTACGAAAACCCCGAAAGGAATTCGAGCGTTATCCACGACGGGCGTAGTTGCCACGCCTAAGCCCGCGTTAAAATAAATATCTGAGGCCGTTTCCTCAGTTATTACGCGCTGGCTGTTTATCCACGGGACCCAATAGCCTGTTAGAATCGATTCTAAGGGCGTTGGAAGCAAAGTAAAACCCGCGTCCGTTATAATCCCCTCGAATAATTCCCAAGCGTTTAAAAACGGGGTTAAATCAGCGGCGTAAATCGGTTGCTCGGAATTACTAACGGGCCTCGAATTCGGGCTCCCGAGTTGGTCCCAATTTTGGCCGCGATCAACTAAGCCCCATTGTACCGAATTTCCGAGGTCCAAATCTACGAGGCTCCAAATGTCGCCCGAGGTGTAATTAAATGAAACGCCGATATTCCAAATGATTAAACTGTTTGCAACGTCGACGCTCGTTATTACGCGGTTAGTTATATTCGTTCCGTTATCAAATCGAATTGTAAAGCCAATCAACTCAGGCGTTACGGGTAACGGGTAAAAGAAATCAGTTTCGCCAATATTTACGTTGGTAGCCATTACCCCCGTTTCGATAATAAAATCGTCTTGGGTGATTCCGTAGTTTATAACGTGGTTATAACTCGGGAGCCTCGAAATCGTCCCGAGTAAGCCGTCCCCAATCGAACGGAATAAATCGGGCGTTTCACCGTAGAACGTAACGAGAATATCCGTTAACAAATCATTTTGCCGAAAGGTTTTCATTACCCGCAAATGTCCCCGCACAATTGGAACCGTATCGACCCGAATTTCGGCCGCTACTTTGGTCGCGTAAATATTCTCAGAATCTAAATAATTCGAGTCATCCAAAAAACCGAAAACGGTAATATTACGGTCGCTCGCGGGGATTCTAAACTCGCGCGTAAAATCGCCCAGCGCCTGAAAATTCCCCACGTCCTGAAACGCCCAATTTTGCGAAATGGATTCTAACGGGTACAAATCCAAATAAGTTTCCTCGACCGCGCCAATTCGAAACGTGGCTCCGTCCCAATTGGGTAAGTCGACCCCAATGTCGTAATTAATTTCGTAAAGCCCAGGCCAAACGTTCTCAAAAGTTACCACGTTAATTAACCCCCCGTCGTATTCGGTTAAATCGGCCGCTATAATCGTAATCGGTAACCCAACTAGCGAAAAGAGACCCTCGAAAAAGTTAACGCCGATTTTATTGGTAGGAAACCCCAAAACGCCCGTAGGCTCCTCAAAGGTAGCCTCAATGTTTTGGCCTCTTCTAACTATTAAATGAACTTCATTTATCATGTCCAATAATCTTGGCTATAACTCAATTTCAGAGTTACGTTATAAAGTTTACCGTTCCGCTCGCGGCGCTCCAAAAAACTCGTTTCCGTTAACGATACGGGCCGCATATCGGTACCCGATAAAATTTGCACCTGATTCGATGCAAGGAGCGACCTCAAAAATATATACTCGTTTTCCTGAATCCAATCCGAGGTAACGGTTAGCGATTGAGTTACGATGTTTTGGCGGTCGTAAAGCTGGCGGTCGTATTGTGTGAATATTGAGGACGTGCCATTAAATAAAACGCGCTTAAACTGTTTACGTTCCACGTTATCCGTTATTTCGCTTTTCTTTATAAAATTGAAATAATCCCAACCGCCGCGAGAGTTGACAAATGCGAGGCGAACGTTATCGTAACGGCAATCGTATTGCCCGTAATATTCGGCGTTGTAAAAGTAATAACGGACGCTCGCCTGAGTGGCCGCACCCGCGAAACATTGAACGGTATAATACCGCCACGCGGGACTCGATGTTGGATCAGGCATCGACGGGACCGTGCTATTTTTTAAATTCTGAGGCCCGCAAGGAATCCCCTCGAGAGGGTCGCCCCCGAAAAGCACGTCCGTCGATGTAACCGAACCCGTCGAGCTTACGAGGGTAACGCGGTAACGGTCGGCCGTTGTGGGCGATAAATAAGTGTTTATTCCTGGGACCATCAATAACCCGTAATCGCTATCGAGCGTCGGTATAAAAACCTGCCCCGCTGTTAGTGTTATACCCATACTTTGCGCAAGCGGCCAAACGTGTGTGTTAGTTTTACGGTCGCTCATGGCGTAAGCGTTGGCGCTATTGAGCGAAAAGCGTATATCGAAATTCGTGCTCCCGAAAACGTTGGGGCGAAATCCGTCCGTTGGCTGATAATAGGCGTTAAATACGGCCGTTTCGGTGGTTTCATCTACGCCCTCGTTTTGAGTGAGCACCCCGTCCACGATCCACCACTCCGAGAAAACTAACTCGTAAAGGTTCCACCCATTGCCGACCGTTTCCGTATAAGTTGCGGCCGTTGAAATATGAACGTTGGTCCCCTCGTAATTATGCAAGTTAACGAGCGGGCTCAGGTCGAAATAAATGTGACCATCGGGGCTCGGTTGTAAGTAGAAAAAATAATCCTTTCCGCTCGCCGTATCGGTTACCTCAATACCAAATCGAAAGCCAGCATTCCCGCTATTCGTGCTCGTTAAGTCGTAAATGAGTTTTTGGCCGCGTGGCGTCCAATCGTAAGGTTGCTCGTTAATCGTTAACGCCATTTTATTTAATGTATTTATCGGCTTTTAGTCGAGCCTGTTTAAATATTTCCTTTTGATAAAATAAACGGAATTCCTTTCCGCTTTTTCTAAATTCATCTTGGAACGCGTCGCGCATGTAATCGATTCCAACGATGCCACGGGTTCCGATTCGGCGCGCCATTCTCGCCGCCTCCCAAAGTTTTGTTTTTTGGTTATCTGATTTAAACAAACTTTTCGCTTTCATCCAATCGTAAATCGGCGAAACGGGCGGCCACGTTTTCGGGTCGTTATTTGGGCGGCGTCCCTTTTCGATTACGTCGGCGTAGTTACGTGTGGGGTCGTTTGGCTTCACTCCAAACCATTGTAATATTTGCGGCCCTCGTTTGAAGTAACCCCAAGTCAAAGCGGCTAATAAGTTACCCCGATAAACACGGTTCACCGACCGCCCGCGAATGGTTCGTTTTTTTCTTAGATTCGCCTGAGCGCGTTTAATTACCCGCGCCCCGAATTCATCTAAAACGGGTTTATATGTTTCGAGCTTTGCCATTATAATACCTCCGAATATTCGAGCACGCTTCCCGCCCTTATTGTTAACGCCCCCGCGCTTGCTCCTCTAAATCGTATTGTCCACGTTCCCGAGGCGGTCACGCGGAAAATACCGTCGGCCGTTATCAATCCGTTCGACGCTCCAAATACATTTGTGCCTGTGTCATATACGTTTTGATTGCTTACAGCGTTGGCAGTCGCTCCCGTTGCAAGCGTAAATCGAGCGTTAGTAAATGCATTTGCAGGGCCGTTAGTACTTGCGAAATATTGGGCCGTAGCAAAAAAAGCAAGCGTCGCGCGCCATTTGTACGTTTTCCCCGCCGTAACGGCAAAACTCAAGCCTGTAACATCCTCGAAACCCGTTCCAACGTTTACCACGTTCGCGGCCACTACGAGCATAATATCCGAGCCGAGCGAAAGGTCCGTTTTTAACTCCGCCAGCGTCAAAGCGGCGACCGTATTATCGGCGTTTATTCTGAGGTATCGAACCGCGCTCGGATTCGGGAGCGTGGCGAGGTTGGTCCCTACCGTAGTTAAGCCAATTGAATTTTGTTTACCGTTAAAAGTTGACCAATCCGCACTCGATAACGCGCCGCGATTTGCCGCGCTCGCCGTGGGTAAATTAAACGTGTGAACGCTTCCCGCTGAGTTGATCGCGAAATCCGTTCCCGCCGTTCCCGTGGTTAGGCTTTGCACCTGAGCCGTTAAACTGTTTAACGCCGTTATGCCTGTGCTAAACGTCGTTGTTATTTCGCTGAGGTGAGGGCCCTCAGTGTGGAGCGTTAACGTCCGTCCGCTCGTAGTTACAAAAATTCGGATAGCTATCCTATCGCTCGCAGTTAGAACCGTAGCGGGCACGCTGATAACCGACGTATATAAATCGATTACGGTCCCCGCCGTAATACCCTCAGGGTTGGCCGCGTTGCTTGCGATTAACGTTAACGTGGCGCCGTTGTATTTATATAATTCAATATAAAAAGAGGGATTTCCCCCAACGCTTGACGCGCTAAAAAACGTTTCGAAATGCCAATTTCCTGATGGTATTAAAAGTAAAGCGGGGTCGTTTATATCCGTAATAAATTGCGCGATATATCCATTTCCCGCCCCATTAGTTCGAACGAAATCCGTTCCCGTACCTATGATAGCCGTTTTACTTAATTGCTGAAATGTAGCGCCTCCGATAGTGCCCTGTGAAACGCTACCGTTTAAATAATAATTAACTGAGGCGCCACCGCCGCCGCCCGTTGGAAAATTCGCGAGCGTTCCGTCGCCCCGTACATATTGCGACGCTACACCCGCGCCCGTTACCGCCAGCGTTCCCGCCGTGGTTACGGGTGAGCCCGCCACCGTGAACGCGCTCGGCATGGTTAGGCCTACCGACGTAACCGAACCGCCACCGCCCACCGTGGTAAATTCCACCTCACCCGTTCCCGCGTTGCTCAGGGTTAGAACTTGGCCGACCGTAGCCGTCGCGTCGTTTACGTTTGGCGTTTTAAGGCGGGCCGAATTCGGGAAAAGGGTTAACGAGGTTTCATTAGATGACGCCGATTCGCTCGCGCTTATTACGGCTTTTGTGGTATCGGTTAAAACTTGCGTTTGAGTCGTTCCCGTTACCTTTTGCATCGTTACGGAGTTGGCATCGATACCCAGCGACGCGTCCGAACTTACGTTAATGTCAATTTTTGAAGTTGAGTTAACGGTAAATTCTGAAGTGCCGTCAATAGTTAGCCCGAACGTGTTCGCGTCGATGGTATTATCGGCCGTTAATACGGGGTCGGTCGTTATAACATCTTGCAACCCCTGAGCCGTTGGAATGACTGGGAACGTTTGGAGCGCCCCCGTTCCGTCGATGTATTGAACTGATGTTCCCGCACCTGTAATCGCCAGGGTCCCCGCTCCCGTTATGGGCGAACCTGAAACCGCAAAAGCCGAGGGGACCGTTAAGGCTACTGAGGTAACCGTCCCACCTCCGCCACCGCCTCCCGTGGAATTTATTGTAACGGTTCCGTTTCCATTATCTACTATCGTAACGTTGGTTCCTTGCTGTAAATTCAAAAGAGATTGAAGCCCGTTGTTTACCCCGTTCGTTTGGAGCGTAATACCAACCGCCACGCCCTCACCGCCTGAGCCTGAGCCACCAATCGTAAAGTCGGCGGGTATGTCGCAAGCGCTCCAATCCCAAGGAACCGAAAGCGTCATTTGTAAGTTAACGCCTACGAGCGTATGAGAAAACTCATTTATGAAAACCTCTATACTCGCGCCCCCATCGAGCTCGACGAACGGCCCGAAAACGATTTGCCCGTTTTGAACCTCGGCGAGTAAATCTTCAGCCAGCTTAATACAGTCCGAAATACATTCGCGTTGGTATTCGGCGGGCGTCTCTTTATCGCGTGGCAAATCGGCGAAAATGATAACGAACGAATAAAGGCGCGTCCCCGCGCGCGGTTCCACCTCTACGGGCAAAACGTGCATCCAAGGAAATTGGACCTCCTTTTCAATGTCTATATTGGACAAATCCCCATGCGAGAAACCCTTTATTAAAAAGTGGGCCTCAGCGAAAGCGCGAAACCTATCAATTAAAACGTTGTAACTTATTTGCGGTATCATTTTCTAAAGGTCGTTTTCATTATTCGCGTTTGCTCACTGCTAAAATCCCTCATGTAACTCAGATGCGTAAAAATCGCCGTCGCTGGCGTATCTAAAACGAGTTCGTGTTTGGTTATATCATTTCCCGAGATAGCCTCGAGAATGTGATACCAACCCCAGCGGCTCAGTCCTGAGGGGGTATAACCGTCGCCAGCTCCGTCGTCATCAGACGGTCCAAAGAGTCCAACGAATTGTTGACTAATTCGGCGCCGATACTCGAAAAAAAAAGCAAGCCCCCTTGAATTCGGTCCATTGTTAACGCGTTAATCGCGTGCATGTATTTTTTAACGTTCGCCGAGTCGTATTTAACGAGGTTATAATAGTCCCCAACCTGCTCAGAAATTGGGCGGTAAATTATCGCCGCGAGTTGCGCAAGGTTCGTGTAATCCGTATCCCCATTTGTGAGCCAAATCGATTTCGAAAGTTGATCCAAGTCGACGTGCTCGCGGAACGTCATGTTATTAATATCGGGAATAAAGCCCAGCTTAACGCCCTCGACGGTTACGGTCGGCGCGTGGGTGTCCTTTCCCGTCATGCACGCCGTCGTAAACAAATCGATAACCGTTTGCACCGTTTCGGCTTTGAGCCCCTCGCAGTATTCGCGGCTTTTGTTAATAGCAATCATAGCGCGCTGGGTATCGTCCTCCGCCGTTTCGAAATCAACGAACCGCTTTAACGTTATTTGGTCGGAGCTTACGGGAATATACAGTTTCATAAATTGGCGCTTATGGTTATTACGGGTTGGTTATCGGCGCCCGTGATTTCCTGGCGCTCGATGTACCCGCGTTTTTTACCTTTGGTTTTTAAAAAGAAAATCGTCGCGGCGGTATCCCCCTCCTTTATTAGCGTGTGGAGTTGGCCCTCGGCGAAATCCAAAACGGACCCGTCGAGCTCATCGACCGCAAGTTTATAATCGGGGTCGTTCTTAAGCCAATAATAATGGACGTCGCGACTCAACCCAACGGCGGCGGCCGCTTTGGTTACAATTCCCAAATTAGCCTCGAGCGCGTCGAGAAACGCCCTTTTTTTAGTGTTGAACTTTGCGAACTTATCTTCCATTACTTTTTGTTTTTGGTTTGATTAATCACATCAACCGCGCCCCAAACGCCGAACGTTATGAGGGCTATTCCAATTAAGTAATATAAAATTTTTGATAATTCCATTTTTTAAAAGTTAAAAAAAGTCGTTTTTCCTTATTTTATTGGTGTTTCACCGACGGCCAAATCGCATTTACTTAGTTTTCATTTTGGGACTTTTCAGCCTGATATTGACAAACCGCGTAGCGCTGGGCCGCCTCGGGGAATTCCTTAATCGCTTTACTGTCAGCCATGCACCGCCCAATAAATTCGTGGCGATCCTCGTTAGGTTGGCGCGTTGGGAGTGGCATTTACTTACTTTTTTTTTGTTTAGTGTTACGAATGGCGAATAGTTCGTTTAACTCGCCTTTGATTCGGGCCCAAAGGGCTTTTATTTTAGCTATCATACCATAGTAACGGAATAACCTTAGCCTTTTGCCCGAAAACGTCCCTAATCGTCCAATTGACCCTCGTTAATTTCCGTTTTCAGCCAGCTAATGAGGTCCGACCCTCGGCACGATACGCAACCAACGCGGCTCCCTGTCATCTTAAACACCCATTCCCCAAGGTCGCGAACCGTTTGGCCTGTTATTGAGCCTTGAGACGGTAGCCCCGAAATGAAGGCCCGTAGTAATTCGGTTTCCTCATCCGAAAGCCGATAGCGCCCCCATTTATTAATTGGGCAACGGTATAACGAGTATTTCGTTTTGCGTGGCATGTAACAGCCACAAAGCCGAGTTTTCCGCCGATAGTGGGTTATCTTGTTATTTTCCTTAGCCTCGGCCAAATCCTCGGGGCTGAGCTTGTTTCCTATTATGATAGTGCCGCAACTTAACGTCGAGGGCTTAAAGTGTTTACAGGCCTTGCATGTCGCTAATCGCTGGGCCCGAATGGTGGGGGGTACGGTGAACATTTTTTCGAATTTTGGTTAATGCGTTTTCAACTAACTTATAAAGGGTCTTAATCGGGATTCCTGTTTTGGCGCTCGCGTCCTTATAACTGAAATCGGGAAGCGCGTAGAGCCTCAAAATCACGGCATCCATTTGCGGCATAAGTGAAATGTAGGCGTCGACATATTCGTTATTTAACCGCGATCCAAGCCATGGGGCTAACGGTTCCTCGAGATGCTTAACGCTGTTTTCGTCCCAATTCCTGAGGAACTTACTAAACTTAACATGGTAACGGCTCGAGCGGTCGATAGCCATTAAGAACAAAGCGCGGTTAACGTAAAATTCCAAAGTACCCTCAGCCGCTAGGCGCTCGGCTTTCTCGCGTTGGTTTTCGAGAATCTTTAAAAGGGTTTCCGAGAGGAGGTCGTCGCCGCGGTGGGGGTCGCTCATTAATCCCCTCGCGTACCTGAGCCATTTGGGATATAATCGAGCCGTTTCAGTTTCCAAAGTTTTCACCCCGTTTTGAATGTAGCAAAAATTCAACTATATTTGCCGCCGTAAATATAAACCAAATTCATAACGTTATGACATTTAACGAAATATCGGGTTTATTCCTAACCCACCTCAGCGCGGCCGTCCTCGGCTTTGCGTTCGGACATTATCGCGGCTGGCTATCTGAGTATAAACACCAGGAACAAAAGGAGGCCGAAAATGAGTAACCCTAGCGCACTTGAGAAATTATTTACTGAATTGAGCGAATACGCCGACGGCGATAATTTTGTAATTCCCGATTCCGCTTTTCACGATCGATTTAAACGCGGCAAATTACGCGAAGCCCAGCAACGGGCCGACTCGTTTCATTTTGGATTTAACGCCGCAATTAATACCCTCCAACAAACGAGCGAACGACTTTCGGACCCGCTTTTGCAAATGCTAACTCAGCAAATAAAAGGAGGTGATCAATGAAACTCGAGGAATTAAAAACCAGAATTATGAGCGGCCAACAGCAATATTACCACCGCGAGCAACTTATCGAGCTACTCAATAAGTTGGATACCCCAAAACAACCCGAAAAAAATAACGTTTTAAGCCTGTTTTAAATGAGCAACGAAAACCAAACCCCAATTAACGAATGGGTCGATAAGACCCGAAAAAAACTCAATTCGAACCCCTTGAGCCTTTCGGCTATGGCTTACCGTGAATTCATAAACGAAAGCCCCGAGTTGATTGTAAAAGAAGCCCAATTAATTCGCCAAGCATACCTCGAGGGGTATCGCGCTGCCTTTGAGGATTTAAAAAACCATTATGAAACGAAAGGAAATGACGCGCCTATCGAGCGAGGACTTGAGGGCTTTACGCCTTGAAACGCTCGCAGCTTTTCCCGCGCCCGAAAATCAGGCCTCAAAACTGAGGCTAATTTTAAAACGAATAGAAAACGAACTCGACGTTAGAAACCCCCTCCGACATGAACTCCGATAAACTCAATAACCTAATTAGCGAAACCTTTGGAACCCGAAACGAATTCGCCCTCAAAATGAAGGTTTCACGTTGGACGGCTTACCGTTGGCTCGATAACCCCGAAAGGATGGATTTAAAGGCCTTAAAACGCCTCGCAAAGCTCACGGGCAAACCCTTAACCGAACTCGTTTAATGGTTACTTTTTTACCCAAGCAAATCGAATGTTTGAACGCCCTCGGGTTGGACTCACCCGCCGAGGTCGTTTTATTTGGGGGCGCCGCTGGCGGGGCAAAGTCGTTCACGGGTTGCGCGTGGCAAATCCAACGCCGTTTAAAATACCCGAAAACGAGGGGGCTAATTGGGCGCTCCAAACTTGACACCCTGAAAAAAACAACGCTAAAAACGTTTTTTGAGGTCGCTCAGTTATTCGGGCTCCGAGCTAATGAGCACTATCAGTTCAATGCTCAATCGAACGTTATAACGTTTTACAACGGCTCGGAAATCATTCTTAAAGATTTGTTTTCGTATCCCTCCGACCCCTCGTTTGATTCGCTCGGGTCGCTTGAAATTACCGACGCCTTTATCGACGAATGTAGCCAGGTGAGCAAAAAAGCCGTTGACATCGTTAGAAGCCGTATCCGTTATAAACTGCGAGAATTCGATTTAAGCCCGAAAACGTTGTTAACGTGTAACCCGTCGAAAGGTTGGTTATATAACGAAATATACGCCCCGTGGCGCGCTCAGAACCTCCCGAGCTTCATTCAATTCATACCCTCAAGGGTTAGCGATAATCCCCACCTCCCCGCCACTTACGCCGAGACTTTGGCGCGGCTTCCCGAGATGGATCGTAAACGCTTGCTTGAGGGTGATTGGGATTACGACGAAACCGCCGACGCCCTTTTCCTTACCGACGACATCCTGAGGGCTTTTCGTGAGCCCCAAAACGACGGGGAGCTGTATATAACGGCCGACGTTGCGCGGCTTGGAAAGGATAGGACCGTTATCGCCCTTTGGCGTGGCCTTTCGCTTATCCATATAACCGAACTCAGAAAAAAGAAAATCGACGAAACCGCCGCCGTTATTCGTGCAATGGCGGACCACCATAAAGTAAAACTTTCGAACGTCCTGGCTGATGCCGACGGGCTGGGCGCGGGGTTAGTGGACGTTCTGAAATGCCGCGAATTTCGTAACGGCTCAAGGGCCACTAAGCCCGAGCGGTTCGTTAACCTCAAGGCGGAATGTTTTTTTAAGCTCGCCGAATTTATCGAACTCAATAGAATGGTTTTCCCTCAGGCCAATAGGGACGTTATCGTTAAGGAACTCGATTTAATCCGCCGCAAAAACCCCGATGGGGACGGAAAACTCGCAGTAACAGGAAAGGAGGAAATCCAACGAACTCACGGTATGAGCCCCGATTACGCCGACGCTATCGCGATGAGGATGTATTTCGAGCTTTTTCCCAATTATGGGCGCTATTCGTACGCCTGAGCCGAATTAACATTTTTTAACATTTCGCAAAAGCCCTATTTTAACAAATTTTAACATAATGACTTAAATTTTAACATTTTTTAACTTTTTTACATGTTGCAAATATGCTACATTTGTAGTGTCCAAAAGGGACGAAAGTTTTTTGAAATAACCCTTTAATAATTAACACTATGAAAAGAGAATTTACAACGGTATTACTTGAGCTCAAGCGTAAAGAGGACGGCGAAGAGTACAGCGGCGATCCAATCGACTATATTACGCGCGCCACTAAAAAGGCCGCCATTAACGCCGCAAAAAAAGGAGTACAAAGGCCCGATGTAATAAGTGCTTGGGTATATGAGGAGGGCGAAATGGACGAGCCTTATCGATGCTACATCTACAAAGGCGACGCCGACATTACAGATCAAACAGGATGGTAAAAAGAGCGGGGGCGAAAGCCTCCCTTTTTAACCTAACTTATTGAACCTCAATAACCGATTTGTTAAAATTTGTTAAAAATTAGGATGTAGCAAAAAAGCTACTTTATATTTGCTAAACAATTAACAATAGAAGCAATGTACACACAACCAACAACAATCGAAACCCTTAAAAAAAACGAAAAAGTAGTTTCAATCATTCGCGTACAAAAGGAAGGAACCAAACGAGTTTTTTTCTTTCCTAAAACATCGGAAGGTTTTAGACTTAACCGCACGATGTACGCCGCCAAATGGGAAGCGATCAAATTGGCTAAAATGTACCTCAATAATTAACTAACCTCAGGGGCGCGGCTGATTAACGCGCGTTAACTTAGTAATTTAAAAACCCCTTATAACATGTATCAGATTATTATCAAACATCGCCACAACGGAACCGCCCAAATTATCGACTATCCCAAGCTCGGGAGCTGCCTTAACTCATTCAAAGAGATTTGTAACGACAAAGGTTATGAGTATGAATGGACGGGCGACCTGCCAACCGCTGGCGGTATCGGCCACGATTACGACATCGAAATCGCAATAACTTTTTAACCCCTTAAAACCCTTTATATCATGAAAACAATCACGATTGAATTAGAACGCCCCGCTACCCTTGAGGTCCTCGAATTCGACCTCCCTTACTTCGCAAAATTGCATAACTGTTATTTCGCCGTAATTGACCCGCTCGAGGCTTTACGCGTGTATAACTTCACATGGTTAAAAGCCCCCATGATTGACATCGTTCGCCAATCAGCAAGCGTTAAACAAGCATTTTCATGGGAAGCCGAACCAATCGATAGCGAAGAGTTCTTTCGCGTGTATAACGAGGCCCTGTTAGCTATTAACGAAATTCGTGAAAAGCTATGAGACGCGCGGCCCGATTCGTAAAATACGCCGCTTGGACGGTGGCGGTTTACGGACTCCTCAAGTACTGCGAGGAACTTAACCAATGTTTAGCAAACTTTTAAAAACCCTAAAAATGTACCCTTTGAACCCCGAAACCATGGCGCAAATTCAAAAATTTACCCAGCGCCTAAATTCTCAGCCCGATTTGCTGGGCGTCGAACAAACCCCCGATAGAAAGGCCTCGACCGTGGTTATTTCACATATCGAAATGACGCTCGACGAGCTTTTCTTTGGCCAATGGAAAACCGAAAATTTTAAATGGAGCCCCGTAGCGAATGAAATTCAAGGCGCGCTCGAGCTCGTGGTAATTCACCCCGTCACGGGCTACGAAATTCGCCGAACGGGAGCCGCCTCGATTGTTATTATGGTCGATCGTGTACCCGAAAATGTCACGGGAACCGACCGCAACCAATGGGCGCTCAATCCCGCGAACAAAAAAGCCAACGCCCTCGACATGGCTTTCCCAAAACTTAAAAGTGAATGTTTAAAGAACGCCGCCCAAAGCCTGGGCCCGATATTCGGCCGCGACCTGAATCGTAAAAATAAGGACGTTTATAAGCCTTTTAAGATAGCCAGCGCGGGCGAATTACCCGAGGCGTTAATCGCGCGGCTCGAGGTTGGTATCCTGAACGGCGACCCTCAGGCGGCCGACGCTATCAAAGCGCTCGAGGCCCATCTAAGCCCCGAACAAAAAACCAATTTACAAACCCTATTAATCCAAAAAGAAAATGGAAATTAATCCTTACGTCGCCGAGTACATGGCGACCGTTAACCAACAAACCGCCGCTTGGGATAAACTACGCCTCGGACGTTTCACGGGCTCAGGAATCAGCGCTTTAATGACGGACCCGAAAACAAAGGCCGCCAAGGAATCGGGCGAAATGAGCGAAACCGCCAAAAAGTACATTTACGAGAAAGTAATGGAGGAGGTCACGGGGCAAAGCGCTAACGAGGCAACCTCACGCGCCATCGATTGGGGGAATGAGTGGGAAGAGCACGCCTTGAACGAATTAAAAAGGGCTATCAATTGCGCCGACGATCGTTTCGAATTTAAACCGTCCTTTAAACTGTTTAACGATTACTTTGGATGCTCGCCCGATGCGTTCGCATGGCTTCCCGATTTCGAGCGCGTGGGGGTCGAAATTAAATGTCCTTGGAATTCGGTTAACCACTACTTACATTCTCAGGTTCAAACGCCCGAGGACCTCAAAAAAGTTAATCCCGATTACTATTGGCAAATAATGGGCAACATGCTAACCCATAATTTACCCGCGTGGATATTCGCCAGCTACGACCCGCGCCAACCTGAAAACCGCCGACTCCATTACGTCGTAATCGAGGCCGAAATCGACGCCCTGAATGAGCTTTGCGAGCGAATGGAAACCGCTCACCGCTATAAAGAATCAATTAAAAACGCTTGGCTCCATGCTTAATAACTACGTCACTAAATCCCTTTTTGTATTACTCAAGGAAAACGAGGAGGCCCGCGATAATATGCTCGATTGCGTTAAGCATATCCACAACCTCGAAATGTTGGCCCTATCAATACCCCGCGAGGATTATTATAACGCGTTTTTTGGCGAGCGCCTGAGTTCGGTTAAAACCATTGATCGTATATGGCGCAAAATTCAGGAAGACGTCCCCGAGCTCAGGGGCTCAGAATGGGAAGCCCGCCAGGTTCAAAGCGGCCGCATTGACATAGAGGACCTCAGTTATTTAAAAAATCAATTAAATCTATTTTAAAAATGAAAAAAAACAACACGTTCAATCGAATTCACAAAATTTTCGACATCTTGAGCCGAGGCGGATTTTTTAGCGCTCAGGAAATTGCCGAAATAACAGGCGAGCCAAAGGGTACAATCAGCCCGCTATTAAGCGCGTTAGTTATTACGAAAAACATTATTAACGATCGCGGGCACGGTTACAAATGCGATTATTTCCATAAGGATTTAAAACAAATCGCTCAAGACGTGGCAAAGCATGAAAAGAACCGCCGTGAAATAATTCAGGGAAAACGAAAAGCCAAAATGAAAAAGTTTGAAAACATCGTGAATCAGGTCGCGAATGAAACGCCAGCTCAATTAAGTATCGACATTAAAGAAAATTTTAAAGAGTTGGCCGAAACGCTGAAAAATAAAAAGTGGGATTTTCAGCGCGACGATTCATTTCATATTGAGGAGGCGGTTAAGCTGTTGAAAACTCGCGGCTATAAAGTACTCGCCCCCGTGACTGAGTTTAAAGAAATTTAGTACTATTGCGACGCTACTCAGTAATGAAAACATTTATAAATCCCACCGTTACCGTAATGCCATTAGTACATCCGTGCGCTGGGTAGCCGTTGCGCGTGGCGGTGGGTTTATCTTAAATGAAAAAATCATTTTTACTTTACATCGATTCGCTCGAGGTGCTGAACGTTTTAACCGACGAACAAGCGGGCCAATTATTTAAAGCTATTCGATGCCACCAACTCGGAATTGAGTTCGTATGTGAGCCCATTATTCAAATCGCGCTAACTTCATTCATTCAAAATTTTAAACGGGACGATGAAAAATATTTAATGATTGTAGAACGTAACCGCGCGAATGGCTTAAAAAATAGCAAGTTAAAATATGAAACCCAAAAAACCCAAAGGAACCCAGTGGGTTCCAATGGCATCCAATCGGGGCCACTCGTAACCGATACTGATAGTGATAATGATAGTGATAGTGAGAATGATATTAAAGAAAAAAAGGATAAAAAAAAGAAATTCCAACCGCCAACCCTTCAGGAGGTAAAAAGTTGGTTTATCGAAAACGGTTCCACCGCTGAGGCTGGCGCCAAGGCTTGGCAGTATTACACCGATGGGGAATGGATCGACTCCAAAGGCACCCCCGTCAAAAATTGGCGCCAAAAAATGAGGGGCGGCCGTTGGCTCGAGGATAAACCCAAAACAACCAAACCCGAAGAGGTTTACCGCCAGCTCGATCGTGAGCTCGTTCCTGGCTCCGATATTCTTTATAAATACAATCCTCACGGATAACCCGAAAACCACCCATGTTAACACCCCCAAACGATACCGAACTCGAAAAAATAGCCCTAGGAGCCATTTTACTCGATTTTAACGCACTTAAACGCGTCGAGGGTATATTGACCCCCGAAAAGTTTTTTGACCCGCGTAATGGGCTTATTTTCGATTCTATCCTAAAATTAAAAAGTGAAAATTTACCCATCGACATTTTAACCGTAACTCAAACGCTCAGAAAGTCGAAACAATTGAGCGCGGCGGGCGGTCCCCTTTACCTATCTGAACTCACCACGCGCGTAAGCTCCACCGCCAACCTCGAAACATGGGCGCTCCAAATGGTGGAAATGTACCTAAAAAGGGAGCTCGCCAAAATGGCGGCGCGGTTAGCTGAAGAGGCCCTTTCGCCCGAAAACGACCCGTTCGACCTTTATAACAGCTACTCGTTACAACTAACCGACCTCATTAAATCAAACCTAAAGGGCGAAACCTCGCATATTTCCCAAATAACCCCCGAAACTACCCAAAGCATCGAGGAGCGCGAGCGCCACGGCCTAAGCGGAATACCGACGGGAATTTCTAACGTGGATCACATTCTCGGAGGCCACCAAAAAGGCGACCTCGTTTACATAGCGGCCCGCCCAGGCATGGGGAAAACCGCCCTCGCGCTGAGCGTTGCCCTTAACATGGCTCAAAGCGGTTATCCCGTGGCGTTTTTTAGCCTCGAAATGAGCCGCGCCCAACTTGTTTTTAGGCTGGCGTCCATGCTTTCGGGAATGAACGCCGAGAAACTTTCGAAATACACGTTAACGGCTGACGAAAAGCGAACGTATTACCAAACCGTTGACCGTTTAAACGCCCTCCCGATATACATCGACGACCGCCCAGGCCTTTCCATATTTGATTTAAAAACGCGGGTCCGAACTTTAGCCGAACGTTCCAACGTCAAAGCGGCGTTTATTGATTACGTCCAACTTTTAAGCGCTGGGAATAAGAAAAATTTTGGCTCTCGAGAACAGGAAATTAGCACGATTTCGAGAGGCCTCAAGTTGATTGCAAAGGAAAACGCCATTCCCGTAATCGCACTCAGCCAATTAAGCCGCGCCGTAGAGGCCCGCCAAGATAAACGGCCGCTCCTTTCCGATTTGCGCGATTCGGGGAGTTTAGAACAGGACGCCGACGTCGTGGCTTTTCTTTACCGCGCTGGGTATTATGACACCAACGCCCCAATTAACGGGGCCGAGTTCATAATCGCCAAACATCGCAACGGACGTACGGGTATGCTGGGCGTTAATTTCACCCCCGAAACGATGCATTACACAAGCCAACTTAATACACCCAATAACGATATTTTTGAATTATGAAAGCATTTAAAAACTCGGACGGTTCTTTTGACGTCCTCAAGGAAAACCAACTTTTCCACGTGAAAAGCGGCCGCGCTAAATACGTCGGCCAAATCGGCCCAGCGTGGAAAGCGTGGGGCGCTGAGGTTAAAAGGATTCCGAGAACCGTTTCTCAGTTAATAAAATGAAACGTTGCAAAATTTGTAAGGCGCCCTTTACGCCAACTTACTCGAGCTTACAAGCAACTTGCACAAAGCCCCAATGTTTAATTGAATGGGGCCGCGTTACTGAGCGAAAAAAAGCCAAACGGGAAATTAAAGAAATGAGGGAAAACATTAAAAGCGTTTCCCAATATCGGCGCGAGCTTCAAAAAGTGTTTAATGAATTCATCCGCCTCAGGGATAAAAAAGAGCCGTGTATATCTTGCGGCCGAACCCTCCCCGCCAAATATGACGCGGGTCACTTTTACAGCGTGGGGGCTTATCCGAATTTAAGGTTTAACGAGGATAACGTTCACGGCCAATGCGTCGAATGTAACCAGCATCGACACGGGAACCTCCTCGAATATTCCCCAAGATTAACAGAACGAATCGGATTCGAGCGGGCGAGTAAATTAATGGTTATTCGAAACGAGCCGCTGAGGCTGAGCCTTGAGGAAATCAAAGCGAAAACGGAATATTATAAAAACTTAGTCAAAGAATGGAAAATGAGGAACGAATAAAGGAATTAAAAAACGAGCTGTTTATCCTCATGGCGCGGCGATCACTCCGCCCCTGTGTAACCGAAAACGCCCGCCAATGGTCAATAATGGCGGAGCTTTATAACCTCACAGGAAACGAACGTTATAAGTTAAATAGTTAACCCTTAAAATTTAAATAAATGAGTAATTTTCAACCAAAGGAGGGGCAAGGTTCGCTCTTCAGAAACGACAAAAAACAAAACGATAAAAGCCCCGATTATGGCGGGTCGATTATCGTTAACGGCCGCGAAATGCGCTTATCGGCGTGGGTAAAAGAGGGGAAAAGTGGGAAATTTTTAAGCCTCCAAATCAGCGAAAAGAAACCAACCCAAACGCCAGCCAATGGAAACCAATCCAACGACCTCCCTTTTTGAGTTGATCGACCAACTCACGGCCTTAATTTCCAACTATGACGGCCGAAATACCCAGCTTTCGGACGGATTACGCGGGTACATTCAAGGCCTGAGGGAAGCGCGCCACCTCGCGCAAAATTTACAGGACCGCGAATTATGAAAAAAACCCTGTTGGATGAAACGTTTAAACTCACCGCGGAAATTAACGCGCTGAGGGCTGAGCGGATTGAGCTCTTAAAATCTGAATTCGATTATACTACGCGAGCCTACGCGCACAATCATAAACGCTTAATAGTAATAAATAAACGTTTGTATGAATTAACAGGGAATGAAATTTATAATCGGCGCTAAATTTCAAAATGGGGGCGGTCTTGGAATCTTTTCCAATCGCCCCCCCATTTTACTAAGCCGTTAAAATTTGCCTTAATAATCGCCGCAAATTTGGCGAATAAATCAACGTCCCAATCGAGAACGCCTTCCGAGTTTTTAAATGCAATATCGAAAGCCTGAGCGGGTTTAACGTTGTGTTTACCCCCTTTCCTGATATTGGTAACTATCTTTCCTGGCGCCGTTCGGCCCTTGGCGTAGAGTTCGGCTTGCTCCTCGTTACTGCGAAACGTGCACGTTAGAAAAGGTTGGGGGTCGTTTGGATATAACGACCGAAATTCATGAGCCGCCAGCGTGTAAGCCCTTTGGAGTCGATAATCGCAGTCTGTTAATTTTCGGCTTGCCATTTCCTTAATGTTTCATCCTTCATTCGTGAGCCCCGAGAGCTTCCAACGTAGTAAGCAAAAATTGAGGTTCCAATCGATAACACGCTCCCGAAAGTCATATCGGCGAGGCGTTGGTTTTCGTGGGGAATTACGATAAATATGAGCGATAAAACGACGCCAATTAATAGGCTGAGCCCTATAATTACCACGGCGGCGAAAAGCCAATCGCGTTTCCCCGTTGCGCTCAGGAAAGCCGCCTCACGTTCGCGGGCGCTTTTGCGATCGTCGACCTCAGCGCGGTAAAATTCGAGCTCCGTAGTTAAATCGAGCCGCGTCATTTCGAGTTCAAAGTTTAACCGCAACTTTTCGAACTCCAAAGCGATAGCGTTATGTTCGTCGCTTTTATGCTTTTGGCCGTTAAGCCACGCGCCCACCGTCTCAAGGGCTTGAACGCCCGTAATATCGCCCGCGATTTCGAGAATATCGCCCGCGACGGGTTTTACCTTATCCCGAATAAATGAGCCGAATTTTGAGCCCTTAATCCGTTCGCCGACGGGTTTCTTATTTGGGTTCTTTTTGCTCACTTTTTAGGCATGAAAAAAGAAATAATTCCCGTAAATATTTTTTTATAATTAGCCATGACGTAAATAAACAGTTTTTCACCCATGAGCGTAGCCATTGGAACGGCCCAGCTGGCTTCAACACCGAATCCGTTATTCTCGCAGTAAATCGACGTCATATAACCCGAAAAAACGGAAAGGCCGATTACCGCCACCCATTGAATAACGGTTAGGGTTCGTTTCATATATAACATGTAACTAATTTTCCCCATCGTACCCAGTACGATACCGAACACCCAATTTTGAACGTTCGAAAGGAAATCCGCGAAAGCATCGAAAAAGCTCATTTTCTTAGTTTAGTTTTTAGTAAAAGCTCCTTTTCGTACCGCTTGAGCGCCTCAAGTTGCACGCGCTTTTTTTCAGTTAGTTTTTTCATCAGTTTAGGGAATTTGGTTAATCCTCCTCACGCCATAAGTACGGCTCGACGCGGTATTTCCCGAACTAAATAAATAAGTGTTCGACCCTTTCGTAATTCCTATCGGGCAACGCTGAGGCCAAACGTTATTCGAATATTCGGGGAATAACGCCGAGTTCGCACACAAATAATCTACCATTAAACTCGTATAATGCTCGGCGTTTTGCTGCCATTTATTTAATTGATCCTTAAAAACGACATCGGGCACGGGAGTTGAATCCTCGGAGGTTCTTTGAACCATCGTAGCGTTATCGATTTTATACGTTAATGCTGGCGCCGCCTCGACCATCGCCCACCATAAAACCACGCGCCGAGCGTAATCGTCAACGAGCGTTAAATAATCGCCCGCGAGGGTATTATTTGCCACGTCGTTTTTAATCTTTTCGTAAAGGTTCGTCCCCAAATAAGGCGCTAGAAATTTATCCTGAGCCAAATAAATCGAGGGGTATAATAAATTGGGGTCGACCGCCCCGTTAACGTTGGTATATTTTTTAATATACACGTCGCTTATTAAAAGTATTTCAGCCATTATCTTCTATAATTTTTGCCGTTTACGCCGTAAATTGGGTTATCAGGGAGAAACCCGTTAAAATCCTGATCCACGGGCAAAAGCGCGACCCTTATATCGTTTCGCACCGTGTACCCCATCCGCTCGGCTTTTTTAACCGCGATTTGTTGGGAATCATTCGCCAGCGGGTTAATTCCTTTCGCATTTATATAAACCTCTTTTTGCCAAAAGTGATAACAGTTACCGCCGCCTTTATAAAGCCAAATCGAGTAATAATCCGTCCCGTATGGACCCCATCCACGGTTAACCGCTTTTTGTTCCATCGCCTCAATATCCTCTTTCCTGTAAAGTTTATCGGCGGCAATCATTTTTTTACAAAATTCGCGCTCAGTGGAGGCGCGCCCTTTATATCTATACCGCGTCATGAATGTAACGCCCGCGTAATTCGTTTCGTCTTGATCGCTTGGCCGCATGGCTTGAGCCCTTCCCGTCGATGCCAATTCATGGGCGGTTATTTTAACGAGCTCCTCGTTTTCGGCGTCATCGTTATCGTAATCGACTTCGTAGGAATCTATTAAAATATAACCCGAGGGGGGTTCGGTTCCGAGGGCTATCAGCTCCTCGGCGATTTCCGAGCCCAGCTCCTCGAGTTCGTTGGTTTCACGCGCGCAACAAACAGGCTTTTTTTTTTCGCCCTTCAAATGAGCCATTAAAGTTTTAACGGAATCCATCGCGACCTCCTCAGGGTTTACGCTTCCCGCCGTTATACCCGTGAAAATATCGTCGATTTGCTGAGCCGTTAACGTTGGGAACGACGCGCGCATTACACCTTTGGCCGATTCCACAGGTAAAACACCCGTCGCGGCTTGGATTAATATCTCGACCATTGAAGCAATTTGAGCCCCATTAAGCGCCGAACCCGCGACGTTTGCATCGGTAGCCTCAGCCGTTGGCGTTATTCCTTCCGTTGGCTTAATTTGAGCCGTATCGGCGGTAATCATAAGCGGCGAATTTGGTATAACGGTAATCGTTATATTAGGCATTTCGTAGCTCAAAATTTGCTCGAGCCCGTCCGCTAGTTTTCTTTGGGCTGGGTCTACGACCTGATTTGTAAAAATTTCAAGGCCGACCGCCATTTCGTCCTTATTCGAACCGAACCCACCGCCCACGTCACGAATACCGAAAAGCAAAGGCGTTACGACGCGGTGAGCGACCATAATTAAAGAGGTGGATTCTTTCGAAAGAAACTCGTATTGTTTATCCGCGTCGCTGAGCGGGAAAGTAGTTATTTCAGGCTTTGGAGTATCGCGCTCGTTAAACGTCATTATGAATTTACCCGCGTTTCGAGCGCCCGTTAATTCGCGTTCCCAATCCCTTTTAATTTGTTGTTGTTCATCAGGAGCGGGGGCGCCTTGGAATAGGCTTACAATCATGGACGGACTGAGCCCATTCATAATATTATTAACGTGGTAAACGCTAATTTCGCGCGCTAATTCGATAGAATTAATAGCGCTGTAATAATCAGGGCGCGGGTAAATATTAGCCCCGCAATATGCGAACTTATAAAATATTTGCCTCGGCTCTTCGCCGTTATTCGTTGGATTAAATACGGGTAAAAACTCGGGCTTATTTCTTTTTTTACGCGTGTTCGCCCAATCGTTGGAATGATAAACGCCGACGATTTCCTCCTCCTCACTCGAGACCGCTATTCTACATTCCTCAAAGGGTAAATGTCGAATTTTTGCGATGTTTTGGCGATCAACTGAATAAATTACCTCGATATAATAACCGCCGTATTTTTTATAATCATGAGCGCACCCATAAAACACGTCGTAAGCGCTGAGCGCCTCGAGACGTTTGTTGTAAACGCCAGCCTCGAGACCTTTTCCCGCAAACATATCGCCAATCGATACACACAAAGAACCGTGAACGGCTCCCGTGGCGGCGAGCTCAGATAAATATTGTGGAAATAAATTATCGACGCCGTAATTAACCCAACCCGAACGGTCGGTTTTTTCGGCTGAGCTCCTCACGGTATAATCGGCGAGGTTTATTCGTTTAACGTTATGGGTTTCCATTGTAAATAATATCGTCGTTAATGGTTATCGTAGGTACGTCGTAATAAATTGTCGAGCTCTTTAAATCGAGCCAACCGATACGGCAAAGGCCAACGACCGCCGCGTTAGTTGGGTCTAAATTTACGGCTGAATTTTGGCCGTAAACATAGTATCGATAGCGTCCTGGCAGCGTTAGCCCGAACGTCGTTACGGTTAATTGGGTTATTCGTTGGTTTTCGATTACAATCGTAGGGACTTGGGCGAGCTCCTCGCCAGCGGTGGAATTTTCCTCATGAATTAAAATAAACAAATAATGGGTAAAAGCGCCCGCGAAATATTGCCGCGATTCGTTCAAACTTAAATATAAAGTTTGCCCCGCCTGATTTGTATTTAAATAATTCATCGTTTTACAAAAAAGGGGCGAGGTTTAACGCCCGCCCCCGTTTTAAAATATAGAACCCCTTTAACGAATATTATTGCACTACGGCAATTCCCGCGAAATTATCGAAAGGAACCGAAGTAAAAGCCTCAAGGAAATCGGGTTGTCCT